GCGAGCCAGATAGTGTGCTAATCCAATATAACCTATGCCCAAAGAACGTCTGGCTTTGGTGCTGACTTCGGCAGCTTTGACCGGATACTGTTGATAGTCTATGATCTCTTCCAATGCTCTCACTGCCAGATCACACAAAGGTTCCAATTCATCCAAATCATTGATTATGCCCACATTGATGGCACTCAGTATGCACAGTGCTATTTCACCATTCACATCATCTATGTGCTGTATGGGAGTGGTGGGCAGTGTGATTTCTTGACACAAATTACTCATGCTGACTCTGTCTTTGAATGATGAATGACTGTTCACATGATCAATATTCATGATGTAGATTCTGCCTGTTTCTGCTCGTTCTTTCAATAGATCAAAGAACAACTCCTGTGCTCCAGTGGTTTTTTTAGGAATTTTTTTGTCTGCTTCATATTTTAGATACAGATCGTCAAATGTGTCTGTGCCAAATGCATCATAGAGTCCAGGCACTTCATGTGGCGAGAACAGAGTTATTTCTTCGTCATTGATGAATCTTTCATAGAACAATTTGGATATCTGTATAGAATAATCCATTCTTCGCACACGATTGTCTTCAGTGCCTTTGTTGTTTTTCAATACCAAGATGTCTTCAATCTCGGAGTGCCATATGGGGAAGTGTACAGTGGCATTGCCACCTCTCACACCGTTCTGTGTGCAACATCTCACTGTGCTTTCAAATTTCTTAAGGAACGGAATCACTCCTGTGTGCTGTACTTCACCTCCTCTGATCTTGCTGTTGATGCCTCTGATACGGCCAGCATTGATGCCGATGCCTGCTCGACGTGCCACATACAGTCCAATGGCCATGTCACTGCTGAATATGGAAGTGAGTGTGTCATCTGAGTCCACCAACACACAGCTGGCGAATTGACGTATGGGAGTTCTCACACCTGCCATCACTGGAGTAGGAATGTTAATTTTGTGTGTGGAGATAGCATCATAGTATCTTTTCACATAACTCATTCTTTTCTTTTCAGGATAATTCATAAACAATGTGGCAGCAATCATCATGTACATGTCCTGTGGAGTTTCATACAGTGCTCCTGATGAACGATCCTGCACCAGATATTTGTCCACAATCTGTCTCAGTCCTGCATAGGTAAAATCCAAATCTCTGTCTCTTCTGATCCAAGTGTTGAGTTTTTTAATTTCAGTCTTGTTGTATTTGTCCAATATGGTTTTGTCATACACTCCGGATCTAATATTTCTAATGATCAGTTTTAACAATGGTAGATATTCATAATCACCATGTGCTTGTTTGCGTAGATCATACAGCAACAATCTTGCTGCGGCATATTGATAGTTGGGATTTTCCAATGTGATCAAGTCGTTGGCTGATTTGACCAACACACTCTGTATGTCTCTGGTGCTGATACCATCATAAAATTGTATGTTGGCATTCATTTCTATCTGTGATGCTGATACTCCTGATAGACCTTCGCAGGCCTCCTCCACCACAAAGTGCATTTTATTGATGTCAAGTGGTTCCAGTTCGCCTGTTCGCTTTTTTACTTTGATTGTGGCAGAATTCATTTGAGTTTGTTCGAATTAGTTGTTGTGTATAAAAGTATATTTATCAATTTTATAAATTAAAGTAAGTATATTGCGAAATGAAATGATTGTCAAACTCTTTTTTCAATAAAATGGCAGAATTCTCCATCACCAAGTATTGGTGATCCACTGCCAATGCGTGACATGGATTGGGTTTTTCCAATTGATTTGAATTTTTATCCACACACTGTATCAAATCAATATTGCCCCGCACAAATCTATCAGTCAATCTCAGTGTGTACCACATGCCCAACAGTCTATCCACTGTGTTGTAATCATTCTTTTCAATGATATTCCACGCTTGTGGCCAAGTGGATCTGTCAAAAAAGTTTGTTTTGGTGTGCGTGAGTGGACACTGCTGATACAACTGCAGAGTTAATTGCAGTGCTGTGGGTTCAGTTTCCAATCTGTCTCTGAATTCGCGCCAGGCAGTGAGACGTTCAGTGTAATCTCCGTGGAAGATCAAAGGTTTATGATTGTGTCTTGACTTGGAAAAGTATGGTGGCTTGATCATTCAATATGCTGTCTCTGGTTTGAATTATCACAGTGTCCACATTGGTATCGGCATCAAGATCATTCAGTGTCACATTGAAATCCAATGAAGTTTTATAGGCAGGATCTCCCACATAATCATAGGTGTCTGTGAGACTGGTGGTGTTGTTGTTGCGATTCACAGTGATTTCCAAAGTGCCGTGTCGCACAGCATTCACATAAGAACTTTTGTAAAGGTAATACACAATGTAGCTCTTGGTGGTGTCAGCAGGCAATCTAAATGAAGTGGTGAATGATACTGTGTAACCCACATTTACCAGCAATGCATAAGTGGTGGCATTCTCCACACGGCCTTCTATTTCTGGTTTGTATGGTGCTGCCACAAAAGCAGATTCAGTGGATAATTTTTTTGATCTGTCAAAGAAATCATTGTGTGAAGCATTTTCTATGGTTTCAAATTTGATCACACTGTACACAGCATTAGATTCTGTGCCACCATCGTTGCCCACACTTTCAAAAGAATTACTGATACTCTTGTTGCCTCGGCCTTTTCGCACCCAAATACCTTGACGATTGATGTCTTTGAATTGTGATTTGCTCACGGTATTATTGAGGGGTCCTGTGGCCTGTCCTGGGGCTCCTATGGTGGTTAATTCTCCAAACACTATGCCGTACTGACAATTTTCAAACACACAATTTTCAAAATGATTTTCCAACACATCATAGTCTGAATGCACAGATTGTTGAAACTGATTAATTTTAATGCTTTTAAAATTATTGTTGGCTGAAGTTACTGTGCTGCTGATGGCTTCTATTTTGATAGCAAAATTATTTGTGTAAGAAGCACTATTGGTCCAATCACTATCCATTTTTATATCTTCAAAATCACTGTTCACACAATTGTCCACCAGCATGGCTGTGTTGTCGCCTGTGATATTTAAAGTCATGCCTTGCAATCTAATGTGACGTGCTTGATTCAATGTGGTGGTGGCTGCTCTGTTGCCAGCTACTCCTGGAGTTCTCAATCCGTTCACAGTTTCAAACACAGGAAAGTTGCCTGTTTGATTAATGATGGTTTTGTCACTGCCTGCACCAATCAGTGTGGTGAATGGTGGTAGTTTTAAACTGGCACTGATGATGTAAGTGCCTGCTGGCATGTGTAATTGTCTACGGCTGCTGGCATTGCCCACCGTGGCTGGATTCACAAACAACTGATCAATGGCTCTTTGCAATTTCACTGTTTCATTGGTGAGTCCATCACCAATCACTCCAAATGCTCTCACACTCACTGAGTCATCCAGTCTGTCTTTCAATGTTCTTTGCACTGGAGCACCTACTGAGGCTCCTGTTTGCACCAAGTTTTCATCGCCATAGATGTAGGTGCTGCTGAGTTCAAAAAGATTGTCGTGTTCAGTTAAAATTTTTGTGTTGCCCACTGTGGGAGCGCCTTCAGACACTGACCCGTTGCCAATGTACAATGCTTGGGTATCCACTGCCCATCCAAATTCTCCACCCGCCAATTGAGGTATGCCTGAACCTGCACTGGCTTGCCCTCTGCGTACTTGAATCCTACTGATTGATACAATTGCCACTGTTATCTCCTAAAACTTGCTGATTGTTGCAAGTGTATTTATCGACTGAGAAGTGTATTATGCGGTGTGGTTTGCTTGTTTTTTGAAGTATTGTTCCACACGATCCCACCACTGATCTGCATATTTGGAATATTCCACAGCAGTGATGTCAAATTGCTGGTAGGTCATGTCACGACTGCACATGAACACATGAGCCTCTCGTATCTCAGTGCCATACACTTTGTTGTGAGCTTCTGCATAGGCAGTGAGCTGTAAAAAATAATCAGTGATCCACTCTTTTTTCTTGGGTTTGTTGCTCTGTTTAAAATCTATGATGCAGGGTGCGCCTTTGTAAGTGCCCACACAATCTGTGGTGCCAGCATAGATTTGAGGATAGTAAAGACTCACTTCTGAACCCCATATTTCATCCACATGAATCAAAGCATTCTTGCCCACAGTCTGAGCCATTTGATGTGCCTGCTGTGCAAATGGATTTGAACCAGGGGTGCCCCAACTGCCTCGTTCAATATATTCTTCCAAATATTTGTGCATGCGAGTTCCAATGCCACTGGCTTCACGGGTGATAATGTTGGCTTGTTCTTCACCCACTTTGCGACGCCATTCTATCAGATGTGATTTATCTTTGGTACTGTCCAATATGGTGGTCACTGACGGCAATGATTCACCATTGGGACAACTGTATAATCTTTTGCCATCCACCAACACTCTTTTTAAATTTTCGTACCGATATCGTGGTTTGAGTAGTGTCATCGAATATTTTATTCTTTTTTGTCTTGATCTGTGCCCACAAATTTGCTGAGATGGTTGAGTTCATCCAACATCTCATTGGCACTGGGATAATCTATGGGATGACTGAAGTAAGGATCCACTGTGCTGTGTGCATCATCTTCTGCTTGAATTTTTTTGACCTCAGGCACATAATGAAACAAAATTTTTTCCACTCCATGTTGTAGTGTCATTTTGCTGCCGGCACAACCTGAACATGCTCCACCCATCTGCAGTGTGAGTGTGCCAGTGGCTGCATCAAAATCCATCACTCGCACAGCGCCACCATGGCTGCCCACTCCTGGCAACACATATTTTTCAATCACTGTGTGAATGTCAGACATGATGTCCTGTTTGGTTCGCTCGGTCATTGTGCAATTATATGTGGAGTTGTTGGATTTGTCAATCTGTTATTTGGATCGTTTTTTTAGAGCCTTCTGTGCCATGCGATCCACTGAATTCTTTTTTGGTGCTGTGGGAGTGGCACCTGGTTTGGTCACATCTGTTTTGAGTGTGATGCCTTCCTGGTCAAAATTTTTGATTATGTTTTTGAATTCTGCATCTGTGTCGTAGGCCTGCTTCACAGCATCAAAACTGTATTGATCTCCCTGCACGTTCTGCATGATGCGATTCAATGCCACATAGTTGATGTAGGCAGGTTGCTGCTGACTGTTGGCAGTGGCAATTAAATTTCTTAATACTTGTGTGATGCGACTGTGATCAGCCTCGATGACTAAACCTTTTTTTTTCCGATGAAAGGTCTGGACAGCATTTCTGCTAATTTGGGACTTCTTCTAATGATGGATTCTCTTTTCTTTCTGTCTGCAGGTTCTTCACCACCTGTGGCTGGTTCGCTGGCAGTGAAGTCATCTGCTGTGTCTGGTGTAACTTCTGGTTCTACTTCTGTTTCAAGATCTTCAATGTCATCTGTTGGAGCATCCGCGCCCAAGGTTGCCGGCGCTTCTTCGCCTGTCAGGACAGCTACGCCGCCTGTGAATGATTTTCTTACAGTTTCTAATTGAGTGTATAATTGTTCAATTGCTGGTTTCATGGCTGCAATGAATTCTTCTGCTTTTTCAGAACCCATCTCATTTCTAATCTCATCGCCTAGGTCAAGATTGACTTCAGTCTGCATTTTTGCTGTGTCTTCCAACCAACCAGTGATTTTGTCCACCATGCTGTTGGCGGCCATCACTATCTTGGCAGTGTCTTCTGCTGCTTCTTTAATATCTTTTTTCTTTTCTTTGTCTTTGATGGCTTTTTTCATGGGTTCTTTCGTGTCGCCATCTTTGTCCATGTCTAAAAAATCTGGTTTGGCTTCGGCCACTGCTTCTGCTGGTTCTTTCATTTCTACACCTGCTGCTGACATAAATTTTGCATGATCAAAATTTGGATTAAAATGTTGGAATATGGCCGAATGATGTTTGGCATATTCTGCTCTCTTAGCTGGATCTTGAATATCTTTTAATGTGTCAGCCACATATTGAAAATGTTGACGTGACACGTTTTCATCCACAGTGTCTTCAGATTGAGTGACTGTTGTGCTTGTTGGTTGTGTAGTTTGCACAGTTTGCACAGTGGTGTCTAAAACAGTTTCTTCTGCTGCTGTATCATCTGATGGTGTGATTTGTAATTCTGCAATTTTTTGTTCAATCACTTTTAAAAACAATCTATTTTTTTGATAGGCTTCACTGGTGTGTATGGCATCAAAGTTGGCTTGATTTTCAATCACCTGCAATTGATTGGCCAGTTTGTCACGGGCCGCAGTCAATTGTTCCACTGTGAATGATTCCAATTTAATTTTGGATCCAAACATCTGAGCCACCCTGTTATTAAGGTTTTCCGCTGTGGGAGTGCTTTTTAACTGTGTGAATTTCATCTATTATTTCCTATATGAATTTATTTAGTCAAAGATATAAGGATCCAGTTCACTTCTCAGCGTGATCACATCATCCCAAGCCACATCATAGCGTATTTCTGCTGCGGATTTGCGATCTTCATCCTCACTCAAATATATGGTGTGTTTAAAATGCACACAATCATTGTATTTTTGCTGTATTTTATCGTCAATTTTGAGTATCATGGGAGTGTATGTTGCTGAACCATTGGCATGACTTTTGGCAATGGCCACTGCGGCAGTTTTGCTGAATGTGCAGGCCACCTGCTGATCTGTCAATGCATTGATCACCAAAAATCCCTGGGCACTTTCACGCACCACCATGTGTTTGATGGTGACACTGTTGCCCTGCTGTATGGGCACACACAGTTTGTTGGTTTCTTGGTCTATCAGTTGCAGTATTTCTTTAGCAACTGTCTTGCGATCTTTCATTGCTCACCACCAGGATTTGATTGTTTTTGACTATCTTGGTCACAATGCTCTTGCGGATCATGTTCTCTATGATGAACTGTTCTCGCTCTGTGAAACTCTCCATGGGTTGAGTGTGCTGCATGCGGCTCAGCAGTGCAGACTCTTCGTTGCTGACGTAAATTTCAAAATCTGATATCAATTCATTTATTTTCATCTTGGTGCCTGTCCTCTGGATCTTTGCAGCACATTACTGATCACAGGATCCAACTCTTTCTTGGTCACTGTGAACTCACCAGGTGCTTTGGGATCTTTGCTCTTCATCTTGACATCTTTAGGTCCCACTGACACAATCTCCATGTCCTGTTCCTTGCCAGGTTTGATGGGTATGGGTATGCTGGCACCAGGTTTCAATAAATTCTTGTTCACTGTGGTGTTGGCTTTGCCCACAGTGGTTTTGACCATGGCATTGGTTTTGATGGGTCCTTTGGGCAACACATTCTGCGGCAGCGGCGCACCTGTCTTCATGGTGGTGCCTAATTTCTTACTGATCTGATCTAGGTAATTGTCAGGTGCTATTTCTCGGATTTTCATTTTCTTATGGGTTTTCGTTTGGCTGATTTTGTTTTGTTGCTCTTCACATTAAGTTTTTTTATTTTTCTACTGATTGTGGATCTTTTGGTTCTGGCTGCTTTGATAGAAATTTGAGATCCTTTCTTGCTCAATGTTCTTTTGAAAGACAAAGATTTTTGAATATTTTTGGGTTTGGTGCAGGTGGCTGGATTGCCCACTATTCTGCCTTTGCGAATGCCTGCTGTGCAGCGATAGCGTCTGGCCACACGGCCTCCTTTGCGACCCCAGATGGGAGTGACTGCTTCTGTGAGTTCTACTATTCTCATGATGTCCTATGCTTTAATGTATGTATTTAGTGGTGCGTGAGGATTAACCTGGGAATTTCATCAGCAGTGTGACTATGGTGCTGAGTAGTCCAGTGACTATGGCACCAGTGGCCACTATGATGGTTTTGGTCATGCCTGAATTGCCCTTGAGCATTTCTGAATGTAATACAGCCACTTTTTCTTCAATGGCTGAAAGACGTGCTTCCAATGCCTTGTAACGCTCGGCGCAAAGATCCACGTGTGCTTCTAAATTTTCTCTCTCCAATTCGCTCATGCAGATATTTATCTGTTAGTCTGTGTTTTTAAGTGTGCTGTTTTTATAAAACACTATGTTTGTGTTCTGAGGATCTTGAGTGATAAAAATATTGTTGTTGATGTTGATGCTCTCTTTGAGATTGGAGATCATGGGCACCATGTGGAAGTCTTCCTGCAGTTGTTGCACCGTGACATAGTCTGGTTGATCTGTGTCAAACTCCATGAACCAAATCTGATGCTGACCTTGATATCTGCTGCCAAAAGCAAACTCTTTCACATCCTTGTGCAGAGTCACTGGACGACTGTGTATGTTCACGTTGCTTCTCAGCATGAGGCACTGTTCAAACACATTGTAGTTGCTTTGTTGATCCACAGCACAGCGATCATTGCTCTTGTGGCGATGCTGATCAGTTTTGGTGATGTCTATGAGTGAATATACTTGGTACATGTTGTGGGTATTTAACAGTCGTTAAAAAAGGGCGTCCAGTTTCCTGAACGCCCTTAATGTGTAGATCCAATCACTTGGAGCTAGTTGTATTATGCATAGATTGCTAATACTGTAGTCACTGCACCTGTTACACCGTGAGCATTTGAAGGCTCTACAGCGTAAGTTGCTGTGCCTTGAACTGCCACTTGGATATCGTCAGTTGTGCCTGATGTGAACACGCCGCTTTCTGTCAAGCATGATACCCCAGCGATGGTAAAACCATCAAAAGCAATATCCGTTAGGATGGTGTTTACTTCTGTGTTGGTCATGTTGCTTTTTGCAACGTTTATGATTGTAGTTCTTCCACCAATACCGTTACCTACTTTGATCACGGGTTGGTTTGTATTTGTTACTGTAGCCATTGTTGTTCTCCTTTTTATCGTTAATGGCCAAATCCACGCTCAGTGGACTGGTTGTGATTATTTATGGCATCTGATGCCAAAATTCTCTACAGTGTTAATTTTTGGGGTGTTTTAGTACTTGGTGGTGGGCGTGTACACAGTTTGACCCTTCATGTAGGTGTCCACAAAAGTGCTCACATAATTCTTGGTGTCAGGCTGTGACAAAAACTTTTTAATGCCCACACCTGTTTGAATGTCTTTGGTAAATTGTAATTTTGTGGCTGGTTTGACATTTTCTGCAGTGGCCAATGCTCTCAGTGCCTTTGCCTGCTGTGCAGTGATGGGGTGTTTTTCACCATCATCTGTGGTCACGTGTGTGATGGGATTGGGATTGCCCTGACTGTCCAACACTTTGCCCAACTGATTGAACATGGTGTCCTGTTTGAATTCTTTGTCCAACCCTGCATCGGGATCATCTGCTGGATCCATGATGTTGATCTTCTTGGGCATGAAATCTGTTGCTTTTACCATACTATCTATTTAGTTGAAAATTCTGTTTGCTGAAGCCTGCACGGTTGACCAGCTTGATGGGACCTTTGGCAGTTTGCACCACATAGCCTTCACCACCTGGTTGATCGTTCATGCTGGCAGTGACATCTGATTGTTGACTGTCCAGTTGACGGATCACTGCGTCTTTGGCCATTTGTATGCCCACAAACACCTTCCACAAGGCATTGAATCCTTTGACCTCTTGTTTGACATAATCCACTATCTTGCCCTGCTTGTTGCGACTCACTGCACTGGTCATGGTGAGCCATTTCACAAAGTCTCGGCCCAAATCACTTTCACCTTTCAACACTTTGTTGTTCACATAGGTGTATAAAATTTGTGCAAAGTCTGACACTTTCATCACACTCAGTTTGTTGCGATCCAACACAGAATCAATGTCTTGGCTGTGCTGACTCAGCAGAGCTTTCACTTGATCCAATGCTGCGTCATCCACCGTGACAGGTTCACTCACAGTCACAGGTGGCACCACCAATAGTTTGCTGCCTCGGAATCCCAAATCTTCTGGCATGCTTTGTGCAACTCCTTGCTCATTGATCTTGTTGTGAATCACAATGCCCACTTCACTGCGAGCAATCTTTTTGCCCAACACACTGTTTGCCTTCACACTGTATGTGACCACATTGGGTTTGAATTTGTACACATTGTTTTGCAATTGAGGCTGACTAAAATACAAAATGTCCGCTTTGTAGTAACCCTCCAAATCTTCCGGAGTGGCTGCCTGCACCACAGGAAACACTGATTTCATCTTGTCAGCAAAAATTTTATAATCCTCTGCCTTGCTCACATCTTTGGCACGATTTTGTATCATGGCACCCAAGTCATCTGCGTTGGTCACTCTGCCATCATAGCCTTTGGCCACAAATCCTGCTTTGTCTGTGAATATGAATTCGCCATTGGGATTTCTTCCAAAGATCACTCCTACTGCACCATCCCATTTGATTGTGACACTTTTTAAATTTTTATTGATGTTGCTGAGTGCTGTGACTGCTTCACGAGCTCCTTGACTGCCGTCCCACAGCACAAAATCTTCCAAGTGATGTATCCTGGCATCTTCCAGCAATATGTCGCAACGTCCTGTGACTGTTTTGAATTCCACTAATTTCATCTGCCCACCACATTCATCATGTTTCTAAACCACACATTGCTGCCTTCCACTGTGTGCTCTGGCAACTTCTTGCCAGCTCGACCAAATGACTCCACAGCATCCGCCACCAATTTTTCATAGTCAGATCTGTTCTTGATAATTTTATGTATGCTTTCCACACTGGTTAAATCTTTGGCTGTGTGATCCACTCCCAACAACAGTTGAGCAATTCTGTCTGGATCCTTGCTCACTGGTTGATTGCTCTCACGATTCAGCAATCCATAGTTGTGACTCCAACGATATCCCAATGCTTTGGCAATGCTGGCCAGCAGTATGTGACGATCCATGCCTTTGTATTCGCTGCCGGTCAAGCCACCCTGTAGACTGAACTTTTGCCATGTGGGTTCTCCAAACATAAAATCTGTCTGCACAAAACCTTTTTTCTCATCACCTGCAATGGGAGTTTTGAAATGCACAGAGATGCCACTCTTGCGCACCCACTGTTTGGGATCTTGTTTTTTTGATTGTGCCCACTGAGACAACTTTGCCACCAATTCGTCTTTGCTGATTTTGTTTTCATCCACACTGAGATCCAGGTCACCGCTGGTGGGAGCCTTGCCTGTGGTGCCCAACATGCCATCCTGCAATGGCAGTCCTGTGATGCCTTCCAACCATTTCACTGTGGGAGACACATCTGCTTGATTGATTCTGCCTGTGAGCAACTCACCTTGAGAGCCTTTGAAAATGTTGCCACCTTCTTTGAGCATCATTAGTCACTCTCACCTTCTTGGATCTTCTTCACTCCCATTTTGAATTTCTTGCTGTCGCCATTTTTGATGGAGTTGATGAATCTGCGTTCCAACTCTTGAGCAGTTTCGGGATCGTATTTTTCATTGATCATTTGGAAAAAATTGATAGCGCTCTCAATGATGTTGCTGCCTTTGGCTTCCACTATGTGATCCAGGTCTTTGGACCTGTACATGTGGTTCAATTCCTGCAGAATGGATCTAGTCTGTTTTTTCATAAAGAGCTTTCAAGGTATTTACCGTCAAAACCTATCAAAAACAGTATATGTTTAATTGTAACACGCTAGATGGGGTGTGTCAAGCGGTAATACACCGCGAATTATATGGTGTTTTAAGTCAGTCGAGCCAATATGCTCACACAGGTCACCAAGGCTGCTTTGACTTCCATCTCTGTGGCTTCTGCATCCAACTGATCTGTGCGTATGAGATCCTGCATCAGTTCTTGATACTCTGACTCGGAGATCTCTGCTTTTTCACGATACTCCACCAATTGTAAGGCAGTGCGGGCACGTTGCTCAGCCCAAGCATGTCCACAACCAGTGAGTTCTTTCAGTTTTTCAATGTGTTCCATATTTAAAATCTAGCCAACACTGCCTGAGCTGCCATGCGGCTCTGAGTGTCCAGCAGTTGTTTTTTGGTTTCACAATAGGCCTTGGTGCCTTGTGTGCCACGGCTGCGAGTGACAAAGTCTGCCACAGTGTCCTGCATGGGTTGGATCAACAGCAGCACGTCTTTTTGCAAATAACCTTTGCTTTCACTGTACAATTGAAACCATTCCAGCTGATGCTGTATTTTTTGCACCTGTGGCAGGTGTGGTTCCGCACAGTTGATGTGTCGCACAGTTTGACGCACATCTATGATCACTCGGGATTGGTTGTCGTCCCAGAAGCTGGGCAGCATGCCTGCACAACCACTGATACCCACCAACAATAATACCACAAATATTCTATTCATTATGTGCTGTTATTTATATACAAAGTGATTTTGGTAGAATTTTATGCTGCAACCGCACATTTTTTCTGTTGACTTTGATAAATAACACTGCTATATTACTGATATGCTTTATCAAGTGGATATGACAATAGACACACAAACACACAAACAAAAGGAGAACAACATGTCTAACACAACAAGAAACGGCTACGAAATCCGTGCCGACCTATTAGGACTTGCGAAAAATATCGCCGAGTTCAACTACACAATGA